CTAAAAGAACGTACAGATACAGGACGTATCTATCTAGTGTTTATCGACAACGTACAGAACCAAGGACCTTTTGATCCTGAGTTCCACACAATTTATCAAAGTAACTTATGCTGTGAAATTCTTTTGCCTACTCGTCCTTTCAAGCGCCTTGACGATGCTATGGGCCGTATTGCTCTTTGTACTCTTGGTAGTATTAATTGGGGTGCATTCCGTAATCCGGAAGACATGCGTCGTGCTTGCCGTATCCTTCAGCGCAGTTTATGTAATATACTCGATTATCAAGATTTCTTATCTATTCAGTCTAAGTTGAGTAACGATGAAATACAACCATTAGGCATTGGTGTTACTAACTTAGCTTATTGGCATGCTAAACGCGGTATGAAGTATGGCGACAAAGATGCACTACAAGAAGTTAAAGCGTGGATGGAACACCAAGCGTTTTATCTAACAGAAGCTACAGTAGAACTAGCCAAAGAACGCGGTGCTTGTGTGGATAGCGACAAGACACGTTATGGTCAAGGTATATTCCCTTGGGAATTACGAGCAGATGGTGTTAACGAATTAGCAGACTTCGCTCCAGAACTTGATTGGGAAACACTACGTACTAATATGAAACAGTACGGTGTACGCAATGCAACTCTAATGGCTATTGCTCCAGTCGAAAGCAGTAGTGTTGTTATAAACAGCACTAATGGAATTGAGTTACCTATGAGTTTGATTAGTACTAAGGAAAGCAAAGCAGGATCATTTACACAAGTTGTTCCTGAGTATGCTAAACTTAAAAACAAATATCAACTCATGTGGGATCAAAAAGACTGTGATGGATATTTAAAAACAGCCGCAGTTCTTGCCGCCTATGTTGATCAAAGTATAAGTACAAACACTTTTTACAATCCAGCACATTTTGCGGATCGTAAAGTACCAACTACATTAATTGCCAAAAATTTAATGCAAGCTCAGGTCTGGGGATTAAAAACATTCTATTACAGTCTGATTAATAAAGCTGGTAGTAAAGCTGTTGAAGTTGAAGAAACAAAAGTAGATGGTGTTCAAGTTAATGGATTCCATTACGAAGAACTAGAAGATGATTGTGAGGCATGTAAACTATAATGCTAGAAACTATTTGCGATATACTAGTAGACGCATACAAGCGTAATTGGATTACCAGTCGCGATGGTAATGTAAGCATACGACATCACGACCGTGATCATTTTTATATTACACCAAGTGGTGTACGTAAGCAAACACTACAACCTGATCAATTCAAAAAAATCAGTATACATGGATTGTTGTGGCAGGAAGAATACTATACAGATATCAGTGCCAACTTAAAGCCCAGCGGAGAGATCCCATTACACTTTGGATTACAACGTAACATGGGACAGCATAATGGCGAGGTCCGTGTAGTTGTGCATGTTCATCCTACATATTGTGTAGCGGCTATGCATGCCGGTATTGATTTAAGTACTGTGGTTAATGACTTTCCAGAACTTAGTCGTTATACTCGAGTAGCACCTAATGTACCTGAGGTACCTCCTATTAGTCAAGAACTTGCTGATCAATGTTTTGAAAAATTAGAATTAGATGACAATGGAAACATTGCCTATGACATTGTAGGTATCAAAGGGCATGGAGTTGTTGCTATAGATACAAGCCCATGGCGTGCCTATGAACACATCGAACGATTAGAACATATTTGTAAGATTGTATTAGCCAGTGGAAAATATTAAATTTGCTTGGTGGCCTACTAGAGTAACTAGTGGTAACCGTGTGTGGTTAACTTACTACATACAGCATCGTAATTTGTACGATGAATCAACTGGTAGACCTCCTTTAAACAGTTTGCATTTTGAATGGACAGAAACACAACAAGAAAAAACATGGAGAATCATAAAAGATTCAGTGATACATAATAGGAACGTTTGGAACGATCCTAAACTAACAAAAGAAGATAAACTATGAGCCAAGCACAATACAATTTACAGACAAAGACAGATTATTTGAATCGCAAGATGTTCTTGGATCCAGCGGGTCCAGTGACAATTCAACGATTCGAAGAAGTTAAATACAAGAAGATTGCAGATTTTGAAGCGACAGCCCGAGGCTTCTTCTGGCAACCTGAAGAGATAAGTCTTTCTAAAGACGCTAATGACTTTAAGGATGCAAGCGATGCGATTAAACATATTTTTACTTCGAATCTACTCCGTCAAACAGCACTTGATAGTTTGCAAGGACGTGGGCCCAGCCAAATCTTTACACCTGTTGTCAGTTTGCCGGAACTCGAAGCGTTAGTTTATAACTGGACATTCTTTGAAACGAACATACATAGTCGTTCGTACAGCCACATTATACGTAATATCTATGGTGTGCCGAAAGAAGTATTCAACACTATTCATGACACTGATGAAATTGTCAACATGGCATCGAGTGTAGGAAAATATTATGACGACTTACATCAACTCAACTGTCGTAAAGAACTAGGGGAACAAATTGATGAAACAACTCATATCAAAACAATTTATCTAGCCTTACATGCCAGTTATGCATTAGAAGCATTTAGATTCATGGTATCATTTGCTACTAGTTTGGCAATGGTAGAGAATAAGATCTTTATTGGCAATGGTAACATCATCGGTTTAATTCTACAAGACGAATTACTACATAAAGGCTGGACTGCCTTTTTGATTAACCAAGTGGTTAAAGAAGATAGTCGCTTTGCCAATATCAAAGAAGAATGTGAACAGGAAGTTTACGCATTGTATATGGATGTTATTCGTGAAGAAAAACAATGGGCAGACTACTTGTTTAAGAAAGGTCCAGTAATTGGATTGAACGCAAACATTCTAAAAGACTTTGTAGACTATACAGCAGTGGGCGCACTTAAAGATATTGGTATCAAGTATCAACAGGCCGCTCCTAAGTCAACACCTATTCCTTGGTTCAACAAACATGTTGATACAAGCAAAAAACAAACAGCATTACAGGAAAGCGAATCAACAAACTATGTCATCGGCGTAATGAGCGAAGGCATTGACTACGACGAGCTACCTGCGTTATAATAATAAAAAGGAATTAAAATGAAAGCAATAGTATGGAGTAAAAATCAATGCCCATATTGCGAACAAGCCAAGAGCTTGCTCAAAATGAAAGGTATTGATTATGAAGAAAGAAACATTAACAAAGATTATACACGTGAACAATTATTGGAAGCAGTACCTAATGCCAGAACTGTACCACAAATTTTTCTAGATGATAAATTAATTGGCGGGTTCACTGAACTCAAGAAACATTTCGAAAAGGTATAATATGTTAATTTCAAAAGGTATAGCAGAAGGTGAAGTAGTTACAATCAAAACTACAGCTGGAGAAGAGATTGTTGCTAAACTAGTAGAAGACGGCCCTATGGGTGTCAAAGTTAAGAAACCATTGTGTTTAACAGCTACTAAAGACGGTATTGGACTAGTGCCATTTTTGTTTACTACAGATCCAGATGCAGAAGTTACTATAAATAAGAACAGTATTATGGTTCTAGCCGCAACTATCAAAGATGCCGCAGATCGTTATACAGAACAAACATCAGGAATTAAATTAGTATAATGCCAGCAGTTGCCCAAAAAGGTGGTTCAAGTTCAGTTGCCGCAACAGACGGCGCGAAAGGATCTCCTTGTGGCAAAAATGTTTGGCATTGGGACACGCCTACCACTCAAGCTAGCGATGCAGGTAGCAGTGATGTTTTTGTAAACAATATTGGAGTTGTGCGGGACGGCGACATTATGGTAAGTCATCCAGATGGCAATCCGTGTGTCGGCAGTCCCGTAAACCACGCTCCTGCTCTTAGTACATTTAGTTCTAGTGTATTTGTTAATGGAAAAGCATTAGGTCGAGTTGGAGACAAATATGACTCCGACGGACACTACGATCATACTATTACAAGTGGATCTAGTAATGTGTTTGCCAATTAAATAGACATTTATTTCTATTAGTGTTACATTAGGTATAAGTATTCGTACTTGCCTAAAAGGAGAAACAAATGGCTCAAAACAAATATTCAGAATTTACAAAATTGGTAGAAGCAATGGAAGGCGACTTCGAAAAGTTCTACGACAAAGAAGTTGGTGCCGCAGGTACTCGTGTTCGTAAACATTTGCAAGAACTTGCAAAGTTGTGTAAAGAAACACGCAATGATGTTACAGCAGTAAAAAACGCTCGTAAAGAATCAAAATAAGTCAACTAAATATTAGTCTAAGGCGTTATAGTATTATACGCTAAGGAGTATATTATGAAAAAGATAGTTTTTGCTTTATCATTGTTGACACTAATTGGAACAGCACAAGCACACGAAGGATTTCGTTATCGTGGCGGTTGCTGTTATAGAGGTGGATACGGTATGGGTTGGGTCGCTCCAGCTGTAGTAGGTGGAGTCATTGGATACGAATTAAGTCGTCCAAATGTCGTAGTTGAA